GTTGAGAGGTAGTGGGTAATCATTCTCGGTGTTGAACAGCCAGCCCTCAAGTTGGACGGCGTTGCTGATCTCTGCGAGGGTTTCCATAGCGATAGGCACATCGAGGCCTTCGTCAGCGGTCAACGAGGAAACTGGAGCTTCCCCAATGGCTCGCAGCATCTGGTTTACAGCCTGCAAGTCGGTGGTTGGTGTGGGTTCTGTGATGGACATTTGGGCCTCGCGAAAAAAAAGGGGACCAACGAATTAACGTCAGTCCCCTTGGGTTGTCTTAAGTGTCAGGCCTAGGCCACGACACCTGTCGCCAGTTCGATAGCGCACTCAGGCCGCAGAGGGCCGGAACCCATCGCGTACTTGCCCACCATCAGTGTACCTTGGTACATGATTTCGAAGTCAGCACCGGACTGTTGCATCGCCAAGTCTTGCAACTTAACAGTAGCAGCAGCGGCTTTCTGGAAGACCAGACCGGCAGTGGTTGAGAAGTCACCCGCGTAGGTGTTCTGCTCACCCGTCACAGCAGCAACAACAGCCGAGGGCACGTTGTTCGACTTGTGGATTTGGATGCCAGCAACTTCAGGCAGTTCTGCGGAAGCGTACTCACCACGGCCACCCCAGTCCTTGTTCATCAGGTCTTTGTTCTGAACAAGCAGGTAGTATTGCGCGGGCTTGAAGGTCGCATAGCGTTCACCTTCCCACACGTCCTTCTCATCGAAGGTTTGTGCAGCGTCGAACAGCAGACCAGCCAGTACAGTGCCGTCAGTCTTCGCGGCGGCGTTCACAAGGCGTGTGCCACCGGGCAGATCGTCGATCTTGTTGGTGGAACGTGCGGCCAGTGCGATAACACGGGCGATCTTCAGGTCGAACTCACGCGACAGTGCGGCACCAAGCTGCTTGGAATACTCCGAACGCACGTCGTAGTGGTTCTTCGCTTCTTCCAAGTCCTCAATGAAGACGTCGGAGATCAGACGGTCGTCGATCTTGATGATGGTCTCGGCGTGTTTGATGGTGTTGTCGCCGAGGATGGGAGTGCCTGCAACGTGGTAGCGGGCGGTGGCTTTGCCAGTGTGGTTGAACGAAGCCGACTTACCATTTTCAATGGTACGGACTTGGTGCAGCGGCATGAAGATGTTCTGCTCGTTGAAGGCAGTCAGGACTTCGCCTGTGAATTTCTTCAGGAACAGGGAGTTGGCGGCGTCATAGTCACCGGGAACGGCAGCATTGACGACACCCAGTTGGGAGAGAACGGCGTTAGCCATAATAGGGCCTCATGTGTTGATCTACAGGAATGCTCCACGTGACGTTCTCACAAGCTGCAACAGGGGTGTCCTCCGCAGAGGGCCAAGTTTGCCGGTGTTTGGTCTTTAGGATGCCAGCCCGCTAAGAGTAGCGGTGGTGACTGCTGTGATCGGTATTCATGAGGTTTGAGGTGGAGCACTGAACATAAGCCGCTTCTCTTTGGTGATTAAATCCAAGTCAGAGGATAGAGTGCGCTACGAGTCGGCGGCGTCTGTTCAGTGCAATGGTGGCACCTAATTGGCACCGAGGTGGCCCACTACTTGCGGGCGACCCCTTTGGTCTTCTCAATGGTCCTCAGACCCCCTAAGCCCAGCAGCCCCAAGAGGATCGGGCCGAGTGTTCCCCAGTCCAATTCAGGAAGTCCGCCGAGGTCTACCATCTCACCTGTGAAGGCAGAGTAGTAGATCACGACGCTGTGGATGATGGGCAGGAGGATGAAGGACATGATGAGGGCGAACACGCATGTCCACCCCACAGCAGGACGCCAGCCAGCAACGAACATTGTGCTGTGCTGCGCCTCCTTCTCATTGACCGCCATCTGCGCAAGCTCGCCACGATGGGCAAGCTCCAGCAGTTTCAGCTTGGCGTTGCCCCGCTCTTCTTCGGTCGTGAACAACTCATCGATGAGTGGAACAATACCTGTGAGCAGGGTCTGTGCTGTGATGCCGAGGCCCATCAGCGCACCCTGAAGAAGGTCGAGTTGGCGATCTTCGCCTCCACCTCATCCCGGTAGGCCTGAGACTTCTTGTAGCGTGGGTTCGCCATTGCTTCCATCATCGCGGCTTCAGATGGATAGCCCGGTGTGGACGCCTGCGCTTGGCCACCAGTGTTCATGGGAGCCTCTACGCCCATCTCTGTGGTGTAACGGTCCCGCGCAGCCATGACAGCCTTCCGCGCCTGCTCAACATCGCCGCTTTGAACTGCGTCGTTGTAGGCCTTTGCGTCGGCACTGTTGTAGCTGGCTGCGATGTACTTCTGGATCGCGGCGAACTGTTCATCACCACCTGCCTCGGTTTTGATTGCCGCAACCTGAGCGGCGACAGTAGCATCAGCCCCGTCACCGGTGGCTGCAAGGCCTCGCAGGTAGCTCTCAACCATTGGACGAGGGAACCCAGCTTTGCCCAGAGCCTCATAGGTCTCATCGTCCAGCGTCCCTTCGTTGGCGTCGTACTGCTTGCGCACGTCTTCGAGATCAAGCTTGGCCTCTTCGAGTGCTTTGCTGACGACAGGGCCGTATGGGTTCTCGTCAGCGTCATCAGAAGGCTTCTCCTCGGTGTCGCCCTCAGGCTTCTCCTCAGTGTCTTCTTCGGCTGCCTCCTCAGCAGGCTCGTCTTCAGGGGCTTTGCCAAGCTTCGACTGTAGCTCCTTGTAGGCCTTCTCGAGGTCTGCGGGGGTCTTGAACTTACCGGCCAGCAGGACTTCTTCTGCGGCTTCCTCTGACGTATCCGCGACGTAGGTCTCAGCCTTCCCGCCTGCGGTGATAGTGACGCCTGTCATGTCGGGGCCACCATCATTTGGGTTTTCGGTGCTCATGCTCAGAAGTCCTGCCGGATTGTTTTAGGAACTTCGGTGGTTTTCACGGGGGCTTGCTTTTCAGCAGGCGCTTTCACAGGTGCTTTAGCCATTTGCGGGGTTTCCTTGTTGAGGTTGTTGAGGGGCTGTCTGCTGTTGTTGTACCAGACCGCCGACTTGCTTCACCAGTTCAGGGGTGATCTGCTGCGCCATAGCGCCTTGTTGTGCTTCCTGCGCTTTCGCGTCACGAGCTTCCTTGGTGACCAACAGGCCTTCAGTTTCAATGCCATCAGCAACGGCCAACCGGCTCGCCAGTTCGTCCAGATCGATGTACATCTCAAGCCGTTCAGGTCCGACCACTTCAGCTAGTGTTGACGCGTAGCGGATCAGCTTGTCCCTGTCGTGTCCGCGTCCTAGCGCTGCGAAGCCGGTGACGATCACAGGGTTCACGATGTCAGGGAGTTTCGGGATTTCACCGTCCTTGAGCATCAGGTGGATACGCCGCTTCACGTAGGGCAGTTGGAAGTCTTTCGACAGGATCGAGTAGATGCCACCCAAACTGTCGTCCAGTTCTTGGGCAACGAAGCGTACCTCTTCAGCAGTCACACGTTCTGCGTCACGCATGACCTCAGAACTGAGCATGAAGGCGTAGGCCAGACGGCTCTCGAGCGACTTGATCATGTTCTCTGCAACCCGCAGGTCAGCAGCTTTATCAAGGCGCAGGGCGGTGACGTCGTTTGCGTCCCCAGTCCTTACCGAGTTGTTGTCGGCGGTGGCGATGACGCGCGGGTTTGTACTGCCGTTAGGACGTACCAGCCAGATCACCTTCGAAGAGGCAACTGCTGCGTCCCGTACAGCCTTGGAAAGAACCTCGAGGCTCTCAAGGTCACCCATGTACATCTCTACGTAGCCTCGGCCATAGTTCTCGCCGTCAACACGTGTGAACCGAAGAGCAAGCCACGGGCTTCCTTCCTCAGGGACTTCACTGGAAGTGCCGGGGATAACGATGCCAGACAATTCTTGGTGATATTTCACCCGGCCTTTGGAGACCTTGATGTGCGTGTACACCGGGATGGTCTTGTCGGGGCTTTCTGAAAGGGAGCTTTCGGCTTGGGCGTAGATGCTGCGGGCCTCTGGGGACAGTGCAGTAGGCGACATCTGCTCACAGACGACGATCTCCATCACTGTACCCTCAGGGTCACGGCTCACCACGTACTTGTTCAGGTCGAAGATACGAGACCCGGTAGCGGTGACGTGCAGCAACACGTTGCCAGTTATCACCAGATGCTTCAGCGCTTCAAAGGCGGCTGTCACATCTCCGGTGTCTTCCACCTTACGGACGATGGCGCGTTCGATCACGCCGAGGCCCTTCTTGATCTCAGTCTCTTTCTCGCCTTCACCCTCTTCCTTCAGCTTCAGCGTGTCTACGTTGTACTTGAAGAAGGGTGTGTTCGTCGGGAAGAGAGACAGCGTCATCTTGGACGCAAGAGTGTTGACGCCACGTGCGCCAAGGCTCTGGTG